CTCCCATTTTTCCCCGGGGGTTGAATTTTTAGGTGCTTTTGAAAATGCTGCTAGGCTTTTACCACTCCCTCCTATGGTTTGGTGATACCTGTCTCCTTTCAAGAGTATAAAGTATATAGAAAATCCTATCAGCATTTTCGAAAGCACCTAAAAACTCATAAAAAGGGTTCTAAAACAATACTAAACTGTAGCAAAACAATTTATCTTCTTGCTATGATCTGGAGGTGATGTGCAATGAAGGGTACAACAATTGGAAAGAATAAACGAGCTCCTGCAACAACACCTGAGGGAAGAGAAAATCAATTGATTGCACTTGCAGTTGATCTTGCTGAAAAACAAATGCTTGATGGATCAGCATCATCTCAGGTTATAACTCATTATCTTAAACTTGGGTCTACAAAAGATCAAATCGAAAAAGAAATTTTACTTGAACAGAAAAAATTAATAACAGCAAAGACTCAAGCACTTCAATCATCAAAGAAAGTTGAAGAACTTTATAAGAATGCTCTTAATGCTATGAGAAATTATTCTGGTAATAGTAGTATGGAAGAAGACGATGATGAAGAATAGTAGAACCTATTCAGAATTAATAACCATACCAACTTTTATAGAAAGATATAAATATTTAAAATTAGATGGCATAGTTGGTAAGAATACTTTTGGGTTTAATAGATATCTTAATCAAATATTTTATACTTCTCTAGAATGGCGAGCTTGTCGAAGACAAATTATTATTAGAGATAATGGAAATGATTTAGGTTGTGAAGGATTTGAAATGTATGGACAGATAATGATTCATCATCTAACTGAAATTACTTATGACGATATTTATAATCGTAATCCAATATTATTAGATCCTAATAATTTAATTTCAACTTGTTTAAATACTCACAATGCAATTCACTATGGCAATGAATCACTTTTAATGATTGGCCCTACAGAACGAAGAAGAAATGACACTTGTCCTTGGTTATAAAAATTTAATAAAAAGGAGAATCGATATGGCAGATGTAATAACAACACCAAATAGTATATTGACATCAATAAAAAGTTTATTAGGAATTGATGAAGAGTACACACATTTCGATGGAGACATTATTATGCATATTAACTCTGTGTTCTTTGTCCTTAATCAAATAGGTGTAACCCCAGAAAAAATATTTTCAATAAAAGATAAAACTGCTGTATGGGAAGATTACACTTTAACAAATTTAAATCTTGAACCAATAAAATCTTATATGTATTTAAAAGTTCGTCTTCTATTTGATCCTCCGTTAAGTAACGCATTAATTGATGTAATGAAAACTCAGGTAAGTGAATTGGAATGGCGAATAATGGTATCTGTAGATCCTGCACCTATAGTCATACCACCTATTACATATGACGAGGAGGTAGTAACATGGTAAATAATAGTATAGATGATTTCTTAGAACACAAAGGAATACTTGGTATGCATTGGGGGCATAAAAAAGCAGCAGGTTGGTCTCCAAAAGATAACAGTACAAAATCGGGGCATCCACCTAATGAGATTGTTAAACAGCATATAGCAAAATCAGGTGGTGCTATACCTAAAGCTTTTGAGAAAACAAAAACTACTCTTACTAAACCTAGACTGACTGATACTCAACTTAAAACTGTAATCAATAGATTGCAAATGGAAAAGACATATGCTGAACTTACAAAGAAAAAAGTTTCACCTGGAAAGAAAATAGTAACAGACATTCTCCTAAATGCTGGTAAGTCGGCTGCTACAGCATATCTTGATAAGTTGATGAAAGAACAATTACACATAGACCCAGCATCTATAGCAGCAGCTGCGGCTAAAGCAAAGGAAACCAAGTAAACTATAATGAGTTTAGATAACAAAGCAACTCCATTATATTATGGACAGTTTAAAGCAGCAGTAATAAGAGGAGATATACCAGTCTGTAAAGAAATTTCTATGGAAATGAATAGAGTAGATGATTTAATAGATAATCCTGGAGTATACTATGACGATGAAGCGGTTAATGGTTTTGTTGAATATTGTGAAAAAGAACTGACCTTAACCGATGGTTCAGACTTACATTTGCTTGACAGTTTTAAACTTTGGGCAGAACAAGTATTTGGATGGTTTTACTTTATAGAAAAAAGTATTTACGAACCAGACCCAAATACTCATGGTGGCCACTATGTTCGTAAGAATGTTAAAAAGAGATTAATAAGTAAACAGTATTTAATCGTTGGTAGGGGTGCTGCTAAGTCTATGTATGCTTCATGCATACAAAGCTACTTTTTAAATGTAGATACATCAACTACTAGTCAGATAACAACCGCTCCTACAATGAAACAAGCAGAAGAAGTTATGGCTCCAGTAAGAACATCTATAATAAGAGCAAAAGGTCCTTTATTCCAGTTCTTAACAGAAGGTTCACTACAAAATACTACAGGTTCAAAAGCAAATAGAATGAAACTTGCATCTACTAAGAAAGGGATTCAAAACTTTTTAACAGGCTCCTTACTTGAGATACGTCCTATGGCAATTGATAAACTTCAAGGGTTACGACCTAAAGTATCGACTGTAGATGAATGGCTATCTGGTGATATAAGAGAAGATGTTGTTGGTTCAATTGAGCAAGGAGCATCTAAATTAGATGACTATCTTATTATTGCTATAAGTTCAGAAGGTACTGTTCGTAATGGTAGTGGGGATACAATTAAAATGGAGTTACTTGATATACTAAGAGGTGATTATATAAACCCTCATGTATCTATCTGGTATTATAAACTAGATGATATAAAAGAAGTTAATGATCCATCAATGTGGATTAAAGCAAATCCTAATATTGGTAAGACTGTTTCCTATGAAGCATATCAACTAGATGTTGAGAGAGCAGAAAATGCACCAGCATCAAGAAATGATATTCTAGCAAAACGTTTCGGTATACCAAAGGAAGGTTATACATACTTCTTTACATACGAAGAAACACTTCCTCATCGTAAGAGAGATTTCTGGTCTATGCCATGTGCATTAGGCGGTGACCTTTCACAAGGAGATGACTTCTGTGCTTTCACATTCTTATTTCCATTATCTCGTGGACAGTTTGGAGTTAAGACACGAAGTTACATTACAGAATTAACATTAAAGAAACTTCCAGGAGCTATGAGAAATAAATATGAAGAATTTATTGATGAAGGAACATTACAGATTATGCCTGGAACAGTTCTTGACATGATGGATGTATATGAAGATTTAGATCATCATATTATAACTTCAGATTACGATGTCAGAACTTTTGGATTTGATCCTTACAATGCTAAAGAATTTGTAAATAGATGGACTTCTGAAAATGGCCCATTTGGAGTTGAAAAAGTTATTCAAGGAGCTAAGACAGAATCTGTTCCTCTTGGTGAAATCAAAATTTTATCAGGAGAAAGAATGCTACTATTTGATCAATCATTAATGGCGTTTGCTATGGGTAACTGCATAACTCTTGAAGATACAAATGGTAATCGTAAATTATTAAAGAAACGTTACGATGAAAAGATTGATAATGTTGCTGCTTTATTGGATGCCTATGTATCCTACAAAGCAAATAAAGAGGCGTTCGAATAAGGAGGAGTAAAACAAAATGAAGTTTAATGATAGAATCCAACATGCTTGGAATGCATTCACCAATAAAGATCCAACCTCATCTGATTGGCGAAATATGGGCCAAACTAATGGTCCAGGTTCTTATAGTAGACCAGATAGAACTAGATTCTCATCCATTACGAATGCCTCAATAGTAGGTTCATTATATAATCGATTATCTATTGATGTTGCATCTGTTACCATATCTCATGTTAGACTTGATGAGAATAAAAAATATTTAGAGGATATTGACTCAGATATAAATTATGCATTAACAACTGAAGCTAATATTGATCAAACAGGTCGTGCCTTAATTCAAGATATTGCTATGTGCATGTTTGATGAAGGATGTGTTGCAGTAGTTCCAATAGATACTAGTTTTGATCCTACTATTAGTACCTCTTATGATATTCAAACTTTACGAACAGGAAAGATTCTTGAGTGGTATCCTGAAATGATAAAAGTTCAACTTTATAATCAAAAAACAGGAATGCCAGAGCCAATTGTTGTTAGTAAAAATGTTGTTGCTATAATTGAGAATCCTTTATATGCCGTAATGAATGAACCTAATTCTACACTTAAACGTTTAATAAGAAAACTTAATATTCTAGATTCAATTGACGAACAGAGTGGGTCTGGTAAGTTGGACTTGATAATTCAATTACCTTATGTTATTAAAACAGAAGCTCGTCGGCAACAAGCAGAGACTCGTCGTAAAGATATAGAAGTACAATTAAGTGGTTCAAAGTATGGTATTGCATATACTGATGGAACTGAAAAAGTTACTCAGCTAAACAGACCAACTGAAAATAACTTAATGGCTCAGATCACTTATTTAACGAGTATGTTATACAACCAGTTAGGTTTGACTGAGAGTGTATTTGACGGGACTGCAGATGCGAAGACAATGCTTAATTATTTTAATCGAACAATTGGGCCATCTTTATCCGCTATAACGGAAGAGATGAAAAGAAAGTTCTTAACTAAGACTGCCAGAACTCAGCATCAGTCTATTATGTATTTTTCAGATCCATTTAAACTAGTACCTGTTACTGAGTTAGCTAACATAGCAGATAAATTTACGCGTAATGAAGTCTTATCATCTAATGAAGTAAGATCTATTATTGGTTATAAACCTTCTAAAGATCCGAAAGCAGACGAATTGCGTAACAAGAATTTAAATAATACTAATCCAGTTCCTAATGGCACAATACCTGTAGATCCTAATGCTGCAACTCCTATAGATACTACAGTAGCAGATGCACAAAGTACCATAATGGACGATATGCTTAAAGGATTAGAGAGTGATGTTGATAATGTTTTAGGAGGTAACTCAAATGGGTAGAGTAGAAGAATTTCTACAACATTTTGTTGAGCAACCTTATGATCCTGTAAAGGCACATGAATATTATCTTAAAAACCGAGATCTTAAAGGTCGTAGTACTAGTGGTATGAGTCAGTTACAAAAAGAAGCATGGGCCTATTCTAAAGATAGAGTATCTACTGATAAGAAGCAAAAAGTAGAGGCAGATAAACTATCAAATGAACAGAAGATTGCAGCATTTCAAGAAGCTGCAACTCAAACACGTGCTAGAATTTCTGAAAAACTTAAGGCTTTTAGTGATCAACTTACAACATCATCTACTAAGGAACGAAGTGACATAACAGATGAATTAAAATCTGATATTGCTAATGTTGCGCCAATACCTGATGGTGTTACAGGAGTTCAAAGGTCTATTCTTGTAGAGAAGCGAAAAAAAGAAATAGCCAATATACGAGATACCGCTAGTTCAGATAAAGCTAATGTAACATCAGAGGCTAAGACTTCTAGGCAGACAAATAGCGATGCAGCTTCTGGTGAAAGAGAAAAGGCTCGAACTGATTTGAAGACCATAATCGCTACAACAAGAGAAGCCTATACAAAAGCAAAAGCATCCCTTGATGCTGGTTATGAAACTACTTATCAGAAAGAATACAATAAAGTATTGACAACCGTTGCTGGTACTGCAAAGAAATCTGCAACAAAGGCTAAAACTAAAACTAAGGCCGCTGCTAAGGAGAAGACTGGAGGCATTATTTATTATGAAGGTCATAAACCGCATTAAAAGTATAGTATAAAAGAAGGAGGAAATCAAAATGACAAAGAAAAAGTTCGACTTTGGTGGCTATGCTACTAAGAACGATATTAAATGTTCAGATGGAAGAGTTATTCGTAAGGACGCGTTCCTCGATAATGATGGTATAACGGTGCCTCTTGTTTGGCAACATATACATGATGATCCTAATAATGTATTAGGTCATGCACTTCTTGAAAATAGACCAGATGGGGTCTATGCTTATTGTTCGTTTAATGATACAGAAGCTGGAAGAAGTACAAAAATACTTGTTTCTCATGGTGATATTAAAGCACTATCAATTTATGCTAAAGAATTAAAGCAACAAGGTGCCAGTGTTCTTCATGGTGCTATTAAAGAAGTTAGTCTTGTCCTCGCAGGAGCAAATCCTGGAGCTTTAATAGATAATCTTAGTATACAACATAGCGACGGTGAATATGAGACACTAGTGGATGAGGCTATAATTTATGCAGATGTACCAATATCAACAGATGATATAGAACATGCAGATGCACCTACTCCTAAAACTAAACCAGAAGATGAAACTGTTCAGGATGTATTTGATACCCTTAGTGAAAAGCAAAAGAATGTAGTTTATGCTATGTTAACTGATGCTTTAGAGGAAGGTGGAACGGCTAAACATTCTGACATAGAGGAAGACACTGAAGCAAAGACAGATGAAAAAGTAGAGATGGACACAAAGAAAGATGCTGAAATTGATACTACTAAAAAACCTGATGGTGACAAAACTGTCACACATTCATTTGGAGGAGGAAAAATAATGAAAAACAATGTATTTGACAAATCTACTAAACCTAATGACAACAAGGTGACTTTAAGTCATTCAGAGATTACAGATATTTTCACTGATGCTAGAAAGATGGGTAGTTTAAAAGACTCTTTCCTATCTCATGTACAAACTTATGGTGTTGAAAATATTGATTATTTATTTCCAGATGCAAGAATGGTCAATGGTGCTCCTGAAGTAATAAAGAGAGACGATGCTTGGGTAACTGGTGTTTTATCAGGTGCCAATCATACACCTTTTAGTAGAATTAAATCTACAGCAGTAGACATCACAGCTGATGAAGCAAGAGCAAGAGGATACTTTAAAGGAACATTAAAGAAAGAAGAAGTTATTAGATTACTTAAAAGAATAACTACTCCTCAGACTATATACAAGAAACAAAAGCTTGACAGAGATGACATAATCGATATAACTGATTTAGATGTAGTAGTATGGCTTAAAGCTGAAATGAGAGTAATGCTTGATGAAGAAATAGCAAGAGCAGTATTAGTTGGTGATGGTCGTAGTGAACTTGATGAGAGTAAGATCAAAACTGATAACGTAAGACCTATTTACTCAGATGAGGAAATTTATGCTCCACATGTAGATGTAGATAAGGAAGCAAAAGTAATGGTAGATGATATACTAAGAGCTAGAAAATTGTATAAGGGTTCAGGAAGTCCTATTCTCTATTGCAATGTTGATGATCTTATAGAGATGCTTCTTATAAGAGATACAACTGGTAGAAAAGTTTATACTAATTCAGTTGAACTTAGTTATGCATTAGGTGTTTCTTCAATAGTTGAAGTTCCAATTATGGAAGGTGTTAATCGTATGGGTGATGAGGCAACTCCTCTTCAACATGATCTTGTTGGTATAATTGTTAATCTTAAAGATTATACAATAGGTGCTGATAAAGGTGGAGCAATCAATATGTTCGATGATTTCGATATTGACTACAATCAGTATAAATATCTAATCGAAACTAGATGCTCTGGTGCTTTAACTAAACCTTATTCTGCTATAGTTATTGAAAAATTGCACGCTTAATAGAAAGGATTGGCGAGTCTTTTGAATAATAACAAATTAGATATTAAAAGTTGTGGTAATTGCAAATACAAAAACACAATGGCTTGTCCTAATAGTTCTGAATGTTATAATACAAAAGACAAACCATACTTTAATAAAAAGGAGGAATAATTCAAAATGGCAAAGTGGTATGGAAAAGTCGGCTATGGGATACCTACAGAAACTAGTCCTGGTATATGGGAAGATGTAATAACTGAGAAACCCTATTCGGGTGACGTGCTAAGAAATAATAGAACATTAGTTATTTCTACAGATTCACTAAATGATAATATAAATGTGTCAAATCAGATTAGTATTGTAGCCGACCCATTTGCCAATTCGAATTTTCAATCTATAAAATATATAGAATATATGGGTAGTTTATGGAAAGTTAAAAATGTTGATGTTCTGTACCCAAGATTAATATTGAGTATGGGAGGGGTATATAATGGCTAGCAGACTTCTACTGCAAACGATCCTAGAAGATACTCTAGGTTCTCGTAATGTATATTATCAACCTCCTGAATCAATAATAATGAAATACCCAGCAATTGTATATTCTAGAGATACTATAGGTATTACATTTGCTAATGATAAAGTATATACAACTGAAAAAGCATATGAAGTAATTTTAATTGATAAGAATCCAGACAGTACAATAGTCAATAAGTTAGCTGTAATGCCGACTTGTAGATTTGTTAGAAACTTCACTGCTGATAGTCTTAATCATGATGTATTTATAATACATTTTTAAACTTAAGGAGGAATATTAAATGGCAAAATTAGTATGGGACGTTACCGGAGAAAAGACATATGAAACAGGAGTTCAAAAAGGGGTATTATACCCAATTCAAACAGGGGGAGTATATTCAAAGGGTGTAGCATGGAATGGTTTAACTGCCGTTACAGAAAGTCCTTCAGGTGCAGAGGCTTCTCCTATTTATGCAGATGATATTAAGTATTTAAGTCTTATGTCTGCTGAAGAATTTGGAGCAACTATTGAGGCATACACATATCCAGATGAATTTGGTGCTTGTGATGGTTCTGCAGACTTAGATGAAGGCGTAACTATTGGCCAACAGAGTCGTAGTATATTTGGTCTTTGCTATAGAACAACAATTGGTAATGATACAGAGGGAGCAAATCATGGTTATAAACTTCATTTAATTTATGGAGCTATGGCTGCACCATCAGAGAAAGGATACAAAACAATTAATGACTCACCAGAAGCAATTACATTCTCTTGGGCTGTTACAACTACTCCTGTACCTGTAACTGGATTTAAACCAACAGCTTCACTTATAATTGATTCAACTAAAGTATCAGCTACTGCTCTAGAAGCAATAGAAGAAGCATTATATGGTGGTACTACTACACCAGTAGCATCCTTACCATTACCTGATGCTATTCTAGCACTTATTACAGCAGCAGTATAATATTAAAAACTGAAGACCTCAATCTAAGGGGTCTTCTTTATATTTTTGAAAGGAGACAATAATAATGTTAAAAAAGAGATTAACTTATATGGATTATAATGGAACTGAAAGAACTGAGGATTTTTATTTTAATCTAACACAGTCTGAAGTAATGGAAATGGAAATGTCAACAACTGGTGGATTAGCTGAGAAGATAACAAATGTTGTTGCTGCTCAGGATTCCCCAACTATCATAAAAATATTTAAAGATCTTGTACTTCAATCCTATGGTGAAAAAACTCCAGATGGAAAGAGATTTGTTAAAAGTAAAGAAATAGCAACAGCTTTCTCTCAAACAGAAGCATACTCTAATTTATTTATGGAATTGGCGTCAAACGCTGATGAAGCTGCTAAATTTGTAAATGGAATAGTACCTCCACAACCAAAAAAACAAATGACAATTCCAGACGGTAAATAATTATGGATGAACAAACTAAGAATGAAGTAATTGAAAATAATTTTAAATATCATACTCCTAAAATAGGACAACCTGAACAATATACTCAATTAAGAGAAAAAGCCAAAGAATTGGCATATCTTATTGAGCAACTATGTCCTAGAGGTAGAGAAAAATCCTTAGCAATGACAAAACTTGAAGAAACATCCATGTGGGCAAATGCTGCAATAGCAAGACAATAAAATAAATAATATTAGGAGGCAAACGAATGCTTAAACTTATTATACCTGCACTTGAAACTTATGATGAAGTTAAAAATGAATTTGTTAGTACAAAAGAACAGGTATTGCAAATTGAGCATTCGCTTGTCTCTATTTCCAAATGGGAATCAAAATGGTGTAAACCATTCCTTAATAAAGAACCTAAACCAGTTAATGAGTCAATTGATTATATAAGGTGTATGACTATAACTCAAAACATAGACCCAAAAATCTATGATAATATTACTAATGAAAATATTAATGAAGTTAGTAAATATATAGGAGCACCTATGACTGCAACTTGGTTTGCTAAAGAACCTAATTCAACATCAAAAGAGATAATAACATCTGAGATAATTTATTATTGGATGATAACATATACTATTCCTTTCGAATGTCAAAAATGGCATTTAAATAGACTTTTAACATTAATAAGGGTATGTGACAAAAAGAATAGTTCAGATAAAAAAATGTCAAGATCAGAAATTCTAGCTAGAAATAAAAATCTTAATAATGCTAGACGACAAAAAGGAAATACTAAAGGATAAGGGAGGCCTTGTTATGATAACATTTACGCATACTGGTAATTTTAAGGAGACTAGCAATTTCTTAAATAAAGCTAAAGGCCTCCAT